CTGGTGAATTGGTAATCATTATTTTTAATATCGTAAAGTTGATGACACTTTACACATAGCCGAATCCAATCCTCTAAATTTCTTTTGTATTCGTGGTCTTTATTCGCCCAATGGATTTGATGACCTGACCGACCACATTCTTCACAAGTATCTGGTGTCCCTAAATTTCTTACAACCCATTTGTGCAATGCATCATAGCCCACATCATCACCAAGCCAAGCAAAATGTTTCTCTCCAGTCATTTGAGGAACTTTGATATCTTTATTCCAAGCTGGAATGCCTTTTCTATTTTCACTTATTTTCTGTATAGTTATTACTGAAAGTTTTTTACCTAAATTATGGCGAGCATTATTTTTACTGATTTTTTCTTTCCATTCTTTAGAGAAAGGTGGTCGTTTTTTACCAGTCCAATAACCTTTGCCTTTTTGAAAACCTTGTGTTGATTTGCGTTGATATATCCCTGTTGGCATATAGTTATTATAGCATATTTCCTTTATTCATATCGTTTGAACTGTATCAGGCAAACCAATTCTTTTAATCACTTTATATCCGTCATATTCTATCGTCTTAACAGGAATATCTTTTCTAACAGCGAATATGCCTCCATGCGTGGTAAGTTTTCTATCAAAGAAAATCTCATGCGTGTCTTTCAACGCCTCTCTGATTATCTCTCTATCCGCATCTCCATGCCATTCTCCTCTTATGTGTTTTATTTTATCCATATACGGCTTGAAAGCTCGGAGTATCTGCCCTTCCATTCCTTCGGTGTCCAGTTTTATTAAATCAATTCGCGGAAATTCATATCTGTCCATTATGTCCTTTAGAGTAGACGCTTTGACTTTTATCTCTCCTATCTTCTTGCTTCCCATTGGAGCGAATAAATCCCATCTGAAGTTTCCATCTACATGATGATTGCCCTGCCATTTGCAAATGTTAAATGTTACTTCCTTTCTATCATCTCCGATGATTGCTTCTTCCACATAAATCAATTTATCCTCTGTGTTTAATTTAGTGTATTTCATTAGTTCTGGTTCTGGTTCGCAGACGAGGATTTTAGCGTTCGGAAAGAACTTTTGAAATTGCACGCTTGCCGAACCGATATTCGCTCCGAGGTCTGCAATGTATTCAATATCTTTATCCAAACCATATAGTTCTTCTATGCGATATTCGTCTTCGGTTATCACGGCAGTTTCGTGCGCATCTGCGCATAAACGCAATTCATCTGATGCTTTTAACATGATATTTTTTTGCTAATTGTTCCATTAAATAATAACTCTTAAAAAGATTTGGCTTTTCACCTAGCTCTTTGTCTAATTCTTCCTGTGTGAAAGTGTGCTCCGCTTTTTCCGCCCATAATAAATTAAATTTCTCTAAATTCATTTAACAATTTCACGATAAAATTCTAAGTGTACATCTCCATTTGCTGTTAAATAATTTCTTTGGGTATGGTACGAATAGTGACAAAGTAAACTATCTCCGCAAAAGAAATTAGGACGTTCTAATGCTTCTGGGATTTGATACGATAACTGCGGTTCTTCAATATATCCAGGTCGCAGTTTATCTTTTCCCCACCAAGCAATAGAACAAATGGAAAATCTTTGGAACTCATAAAGAATTTTACTGGGAAGATAATATGCACGGAGTGTTCCTTCAAGATAGCGTTTCTTAAAAGTAGAATGGATTAAATCTATCAATCTGCCATCGGTATAATTAAAAGCGTCTAAATAGGCATAATCGGGGTCGCTCTTTGTATATTTCTTCACTACTCCAGCTTCCTCGCTTAATGCTCCGTTCTCTTGATGCCACGAAGTCATTAACGTTGAATTTATGATATTGGGAACTATTAAGAAAGCATTGGCATTTTCTATTCTCGCTTTGCATATTTTTTCAATCGCATCGTCCGCGCACCAGACTATATCATCGTCAAATCTTATATAAATTGTATCATCATCGTGCGTGTTTACAAAAAACTTATGAGTCTGCAAAGCGTTGTATGTTTCCCATGTGGGAGTAATCGGTTCGCCTAATCTGTAAATCTTCACCTTTGGGTTTTCACGCTCCATACTTTCAAGATAGGCAATGTCATTAGCATCTACTGTGTTGAGCCAAATTTGCCACTCATCCACTACGCCTTCATTTATTTTTCTATAAATAAAATTCTTAAAAATAGAGAGATATTTTTCACGCCCTGCGGGAGTTACCACTACTACTTTATACTTTTGTTCTGGGTAGATTATCATTTTGTTAACTCGTACCACTTAGCTCTTTTAATTCTAAATTCTTCAAAGAACGGGTCGCCATTATAATTGTCTGGGTCTTTCCACAGTTCCTCTCCATGCAAAATTCCAACTGCCTCTTTTGCAAGTGAAGTAAATACATTGGAAGCTCTTAAATGATTAACTTTTGCATAGCCACTAACAATCCCCCAATTTAATTTGGCGAAATCTTTTATTATATAAATTCCAGCGATGATGTCGTCCCACCTCTCCGCACCTTTGAAATTTCCTACTGGAGCGAAAAATATATGAGGAAGCGCGGCTCGTGTAAAGCAAAGATTCATCCCACACATCGGAAAGAAAATACCTTTTGGAATTACTCCTTTGTAATATTCTGGCTTAAAATCTTTTGGTGTTAAGAGTTGGGTTGGCGCATCGTAATCTGGTGTGCCCTCCCACACGCCATGACTCAACATAGTCTGCGCTTCTTCCCGCACTCCATATGGAAAACCCCGCATATAAGCGTTTGTAGCTGTTGAGAGCCATGATATAGGAACTTTATGATTAAGTTGGTCTATATGGTCTTGTATAGGGTCGCCAATCGGAGAAGTATCAGTGTCAAAGGTTAAAATATATTCCACATCTGGCAAATTTTGCGCTATAAAAAGAAATCCTAATTGGCGAACCCCAGCGCAATGGTTGGAAATTAACTCGCTTTTTAAGTCAATCCTTTTTCCCTCATATTCTATAAAGGGAATATCCTCGCTATCATTAACTAGAATAAACTCCACATTGTGCTTTTTAAATAACTCTTTCCAGTTGCTCACGAACAAATCTGTGAGTTCTTGTTTATGACTTGGCACAACACACGCGATAGTTTTATTCATATTGTTTTTTATACCACTCCACTGTTGTTTTTAAGCTTTCTTCAAAGCTTATTGGATAATTAAATCCATAATCCTTTAGTTTTTGTCCATCCAAAGCGTAACGCAAATCATGACCAGGGCGGCTGGCGTGGAAACTTACAATTTCATATTTTAATTCCTTTCCGAGTATTTTGGCTATCTTTTTAGCCAAAGCTAAATTATCCAACTCAACTTCGCCTACTACGTTAAATCGTTCTGGTCTATCTATTTCGGGATAAGGTTTAGGTATGACATTTTGAATCATAAATAGAATAGCGGAGGCGATATTTCTGGCATGTAAATAAAATCTTGTTCCAGCTTCCTGTTTATCAGGGTAGCCGTGTATGCTTACTGTTTCGCCTTTCATAATTTTATCTATACATAACGGCACAAACTTTTCTTTATTTTGATATTGACCATAAACATTCATCGTATTGGTTATGATTACTGGAACTCCATAGGTTCTCCAGTAAGAGATAGCCAGTGCTTCCTGCGCCACTTTAGAAGCTGAATATGGATTAGAGGGCTTGATAGCATCCCACTCCTTGTGATATTCGCCTTTCTTGGCTTGTCCATAAACTTCATCGGTTGAGAATTGGATAAATAATTCAGGTTTTACTATTCGGGCGAACTCCAACATATTCAAAGCTACGCCTACATTATTTTTTACAAAGGACACAGGGTCTATGATGCTCCTATCCACATGACTATCAGAGGCTAGGTTTAGAATTATATCCACTTTGCCGATTTTCTTTATAATATCGGGAGTCAAAGGAGCGGATAAATCGTGTGTAATTATCTTTACTCTATCTATATCTGCCAAATAATTCTCATCTTCGGCGACCCTAGTCGGCATGCCTTTATGTTGCCAACTCGCTATGCCGATTATTTCATAGTCTGTATTTTTCAATAGATGGGACATTAAATGCGCCCCAATAAAGCCCGAAATTCCTGTTAGACAAACGCGTTTAGACATATTCTTGTAACTTATCTAGTAAATCTCTAGGATTTCTATTCTTTGACATGTAATCCATTATACCATATCTAAATCAAAGAAAAAATGTTTATATTTTTGCATCGCAGATTCTTTTTCTTAACTCCGTACTACTAAAAGTATGTTCCCTGCTGTTGTAAATTACTTTCATCTGGGGCAATAAATCCCGCGAATAATTGGGCTTATCTTTCCAGTCTGCGCCCATAAAACGGATGTCGGGTTTTAGACATACCAATAAATTATATAAATCTTCTTCTGTGTCATAAGGTATTATCTCATCTATGAACTTGCATGCTCGCAGTTGCATATATCTCTCAAAAATAGTCTGCACTGGTTTATGTTTTTCTGGTCTGTCAATAGTCGGGTCAGTCTGCAATCCTACGATTAAATAATTGCACTGTTTCTTGCATTCTTCAAACATTACTAGATGCCCAGCGTGGCAGACATCCCAAGCACCGCATGTGAATCCTGTCATTTTAATACAGAGTTAAAAAATATTCATAAAACCATTCTTTAAAAGTCATTCCGAAACAGCCATAAAAAAATCCTTTCTCACTATATTTGCATTCTTCGCAGACTCCGTCAAAATTATGTTTCATTTTTCCCATCAAGAATTTCCAATACTTGACCCGCTACTATTGAGTTTAACCACGCTTTCTCGGAAGTGGCGACCTTATTTATTTCCGCCTTTAGAAATATTATATCTTCCGCCTTTAGCTCCACTTTGTCTTCAGTGGCGAATTTCTTTCCTAGTTGCCAAGCAAGGCTCGGATTAGCCGTAATGCCAGATAAGATATTGGCGCAAATTATTCCGACTGTAATAGGAGTAGTGCCGTCTTTCAAGTCTTCGCCTTTCAGAGATTTGAGTATTATTTTTGTATCTATTGTAAGCATATTATCTAAATTATATCACGTTTCGTTGGATTTTCAAACCCGTTTCTAAACAATTCCTGTATTTCATCAACTCCCATTTCCTTGACAGAGTAAATAACCTGCGCGCGCCTTTTGACATCGTTGTATATGATTGCTGTTAATGTTCCATTTCTTTTTATTGCCAGCACGCCTTCAAGCGAAGTATTTTCCATATTAAAATTATATCATTTCTAACCTCCAAAAGACTTTTCTGTTTTTAATCTCCCGCATTTTTCGCATTGTAAGACGAATTTCTCGCCTATTGTTTTATTATCTTCATTATTCACATAATTCCGAGAAATTATCTTCCACTTATGTTCGCACATTCCTAAGAATTGTTTTAGGTTCATTTTGTTTCTTCTGATTTATGACATTTACAATCACATATAAATATACCTGCTTTTTCTGCTTGTTTTTTTAATCCTTCCTCAAATCTTTTATCACAATGTCCGCAAGCGGTTGTTTCTCCTACCGCATAATAATTTGTATTTTGGGTCATTTTATCTCTCTATGAGAGCGGGGATAATAAATCTTCTATAAATTTTTCAAGATGCGGTTTTAGGTCGTCCCAATATAAATCTAATATGCTTTGAAGTTTTTCTCTCATTGGTTCATCTTTCGCCTGTGAAATACTTACTTTAGGTCTTAATTTTTCTAATCTTTCTTTCCAATCTTTCATTTCTTTATGCTCTTGATAAATCTTTTGACTTTGCTAAAACATTTCTTGCATAGCGGTTCCATCATTCTTTTTTCTTGAATTGCATAATCATAGAACGCCCCGTTCCATTCTTCACCACAAGCGATACATTTAATTTTCATTACAGTGAAAGCGGTCATAAATCTTTTAATCAAATAATTGAAAATATCTTCCCTTTAATTCTATTCCATAACACCCATCGTGTTCTTTTATTTTTGCTTTTCCATCTTTTAACAATTTTAGTAATTCCTTCCTTTGAAATGTTCCGAGTTGTTTTTTAATTGCTTCCCTTATTATTTTTTCAGGACTTACTTTACCATTCATTCTTCGGGCAATTTCATCTAAAATACTAGCTTCTTTTTTTGGCTCTACTTCTTCTAATAAAATTTTATCAATATGCTTAACTTTGCCGATTTTTTTCCATATTGTATCACCCATAACATAATGCTTTCCAAATATCACAAAATTATTGGTAAAACCATCAACATATGGTGTTTCTTTTTTCATTTTCATAAATCTTTTAATAAACTTCTTTTTGGCGGTTTAGGCAGAGCGTTAAAATAATCGGTAATCATCTTATCCGCCTTTGACCACTTTGGGATGCGACCGTAGTCTTGTATATACCATCTGGTAAAAAGGTTTAGAGGAGTAGCAGCTATATAGGGTAATGTCATATTGAATAAACATTTTTTTCCGTCTTGCCATGACGTTTTGTTCAACCTATATTCTTGCAAATGTTTTTCCAAGAACGGCAAGACTTCTTTATTGTAAAGAAATCTTCCAAAAATAATGCGACCTACACATTCAAGTAGTGTAATAAAAAAGATAAACTCTATTAAAACTAAAATTGTTATTTTCATATTATTTTTACTGTGGATTAAAGATAATGTTTACAACCGCATCTAGTACAAGTAACCATCCAAGGTTTTGTTGGAAAATACTCAGCGGGTCTTACAATGTCTCCAATTTTATGTCCAAATATCCAACAGATTATTATTCTCATTTATTTTTCCTTTTAATTCTCTCATAAACTGTAATTAAAATAAGTTTAGATTTCTTATTAAATCTTTGGGCGATTCTATTTATTCGGTAGTATTCAGCTAATTCTTTGTCTATGGTTTTCATAATAGCTTTAATCTATTTTCCCTTTATGCGGAATTTTACTTTTAATACTTTCCAACCAATCTTCGCTATGTTGCACAATTAGCCACTGTTTCTTGCCCATTCCATTAAAATGAATTGCCAATAATGGCGTGTTGTGAGCGATACTGCTATCCTTTTGCACTTGCCGCCACGCGTCTTGTAAATTTATTCTCTTAACTGTCTTGACTTCAAAAGTATAATCTAATGAATTATTTACATCTCCTTTGTAAAGTCCCGCCCCAGAAGAAGAATTGCGATACGCCTTGATTCCATTTTCTTGAAGCCAATTTGAAAATTCATTTTCTCCATGATTCCCTTTTTTCTTACTTCCTATCATCTGTATATTTCATTTAATCTTTGTTATTTGAATAATCTCTTTTTCCACAAACCAAACATTGAAGATAAATACCTGGTTGGAAAATCCAACTGTTCACGATAATTCCTTTCTCAGCCAACATCCCATTTTTTCTTTTCGTAACTATATTCTTTCATTAGACTTTAGAAGCTTTACAAAACTTTACACTACGTCACTAGACCTCACACCACCTCACGCAACAATAGAAGCTCTACTGAACATTATTTCACCATACAACACTGAACTAGACAACACATAACATCACTCCAAAAGCTTTACAGAACTGTAACTAACAAGACGGAACACTACATCACTCCACTTCGCATCGCTATACCCTAGAAGCTTTACCACACAAGACCACACATTACACTAGTTAACCACACTGCACAGGACACGACCGAACCACACAACAAAAGCTAAACTTCACTGAACGATACACCACACAACTGCACAGAACATCACAAAAAAAGCAGAACTATACTTAACCTTGCCTCACATAACTTAACACCACTATGCTGTACCCGAGAAGCTTTACTTTACTAAACATAACCTTACGCCACCCAACCCCACTCCACTGTACGCGACCGCAGAAGCATTACTATTTTCCTATCTCCATTGTCTTTTCTGTTCTTTCTTTGATTTTTTTAACTTTATCTTGTAAACCTGACATTTTAAACCAGCCGATTCTAGTCTTAACAGTTGAATTGGCGGCGTTTAGGTAACCTAACACCAACTTGGCTTCTTTTAGTCCCTGTTCAGTCATTTTCTGACCTTCCATCAGAGCTGTCGCTTCTATCATAGCTGTCAATAAATCTCTGCTTAATTGCACCAAATTTAGATTTTCAATATGCTCAATTTTATCTCTTGAATATACCTTCAACAATTTTTTCATTTTCATTCTTTATTAACTAATAATTAATGCCAACCTTTATTTTATAGTTTCGTTTTTCCAAAATTCTTCGTGTGTTCTGATTCGGTGGCAATTAGCACACTCCAATACTACCCGACCTTTTTTTATTTCATCTGCCATTATTTTCCATCTTGTCATCGGATTCATTTTTTCTCTTTTCTTTAAACGAACATTCTTTTCACCAATATGAGAGAACTCCAGTACTCGTAAATCAGAATTTCCACAGCCTGAGCATTTTCCACCAAGCGATAACAATAAATCTTTTTTCTTTATCCAACTTTTAGCTTTACTTTTACGATTTTTTTCTGGTGTTCTTATTTTGTCCCATATCTTGAATTGTTTTTCGTAACATTTTTCAGAACAATATCGTATTCGCTTTCCATTTTTTTTAATCTTTTTTCCACATACTCTACATTTTTCAACTTCCCATTTTGCCTTCATCCAGCAACGATTACTACAAAACTTTGCTCCACGCTTAATTGATTTAGCTGATGCAATAAATCTTTTATTGCAAATGACACATTTTGATTTATGACAGTCTTTGCAATAACGAGTATTATGTGCTTTTGCTTTAAACTCATTGCCACATTTGATACATTTTCTTTTTATCATAATTTGAATATATCAAAACTACCATATATTGTCAATCCTCTTTTTTCCAAGATACGACAGAAAACCTACCAAATTTCGGGCGCCAGGCAGAAATCCCGACATAAATTCCCGAATAGTCAAGTATCGCCCGTAACATTTCCTCCGACACTCTTTCATCTTGAAGAAGGTCAATCGTGAAAGTTAGACTCCATTTTGGAAAACAAGGTCTTACTACCCATACCGCACCGCCTGTGTTTTTGTTTCTTCCCCAGCGAGCATCCACAATCGGTTTCTGATTCTCATGTATTATCTCGGTTGGTTCTACGATGATGCCTCCTTTAATCACATCTTTGTATGTTTTCTTGCCTTCCATCTTAAACGTTGTAGCCGCACGAACCATCGCGGCTTCTATCATCTCTGAAGGTTGCATAAACTTACCACTTGCGGTCTTGTAAGAGTGCATATCAAACTGTTCTTTATCCGTTAAATCTTTTACTTTCGCTTTTGGACTAGATTTTCTTTTCAAGATTTCCTGTTCTTCTTTTGGCGTAGGATGTTTTGCTTGAAGCAAAGGTGCTATGCCAGATATTTTTACTTTGTATTTAATTTGATTTTCTGACTTAACTTCTTTTGTCTATCAAATGCCATGTGGCATTTAACACACAATCTTCGCCAATCAGATGTTATTCGTTTATAATCTCCACTTATATTTGCCCAATGATATTGCCTATTTTTTAACTTTGTATTTTTACAATTTTCACAATAATTTGGACTCCCTAATTTCTTTTGAACCCAAAGATGTAATGCTCGAAATTGCCCTGTGGCATTAAAAACTTCTAAAGGTCATAATGTGCCACCCCCTGCCCTAACTCTCGTCTAAATGCTTGGCTAACCCCTTATAATTGATTCTACGGGCATCCCTAACCGCACAGAAGGCATTAAAACGGCGGTGTATCCCTGAAATCATCTGATAAGAACCAATTTCGCCATTTAATAATGTCTGTTTTAATTTGGTTATCATCAACAAGGGGAGGAAACATTCTCGTTACTATTAGCACCGCATCTCTTTGCGCCCCAGCTAAAGCGATACTTTCCTCCTTTCTATCCATTGTCTTGCCAATAGACTGCTCTTTTCTATCCATTACTTTTTCCATCTGTTGCGTTCTAAAATTAGGATTACCTGTTTTTGGTTTCTTAATCCTCCAATACCCTTTGTCGTTCTTTTCTAGTTCGCCCTCCCAGTAATCGCCCGCAAATTCATTATTCCAAGCGCTAACTTTGAACACTTCATCTCCCCCATCATCTAAATCCGCTTCTACGAAAGGTTTGCCGTTCCACTCTTTATTATTTTTGTTTGTGATTTTATATTTCATAATTTTATTTTCTAAAATATGAGTAAGCTAATTCTTCAAAGGTATCTTTGGGTTTGAAATCTTTTTGCATCACCTTCCAGTTTCTACTTTTCCATGCGGACTCCTCTTTGGTGAGTTTTCTGCCCGACCCAGCGGTAACTATTTTGTCTTTTTCTTTAGAAGATAGATTATTGAATTTCATATATTAGTTTTGAATTATTAGTAATCCAAAAATTGCAACCATTAGGAATAGTTCCATTACAAGCGTGATTTGAAATTTTCTACTTCGTAGTGTTTTCATCTTCTTTTTCATCTTCTTTACCCAACATATCCATTGGGTTCTCTTTCATTAATTCTTTTAATCTGTCCGCCTTTTTTTTTAACTTATCAATGGACGGCTGAAATGCGATTAGCATATCTTCTTTGCCGTATAGATAAGCCAACTGTTCTTCTTTAGTTTTGAAATCTTCCATTTTCATATTTAATCTTGCTCGGCTAACTCGCACTTGCGATAATAATTTAGTTTTTCGGCATCCGACCAATCCTCTGCCGAATCATCAATGAACCCTTCCTTGATTGCGTAACTGATTAAATTATTTATTTCTTCCATTTTATCGGGCATAGGGTGAAACTATATTATTGTTTTTATAATCCATAATAATTTTATTCTCGGTGAAACATTGGTGGCAGTGTTCGGTAAAAGTATTGTGGAATCCAGCTTTGTGCTCTTGTTCGTTGAAATCCAATTCCTTTTCTAGTGTGTTCATTGTTTTTTATTCATCGCCACTTCTAGGATATTACGCACGACCTCCGCTTCTGATATTTCACCCTCTTTGGCGGATTTTTCTATCCATACTTTCATCTCCTTTGGTAAAAGGATTCGTAACGTGGTATTGTATATTTTTTTTGAATTATTCATTTTGGTTTGTTAAGTTCTTTTATTAGGGCAATAATTTCCGCTTCGTCAAATTGTGCTTTGAAACACTTTGCTATATTTTCAATGGAAACACTCTTGCTTATATCCTCTTGCCTAGTTCTTGCGACCGCTTCGGCAAAGAACTCTATTGGATGATGTTTCCCAGCCCACCATTCTTGGTCGTCCATTATTTCTTTGAATGTTTCTAAAACTTTTATATCTTTCATGCAATTTCAGCCGAATTACCTTTGTAAATTTCTCTACCCCGATACATCCCCGTTTTATACACGTCTAGGGCGAACATCTTTAATTTAATACTATCCCCTAGATATTTAGGATAATATCTTTCTATAAGCTCATCTATTTTTTGCTCGTCTTTTGTTTTTTCTTCCATACTAGATTACATATAGCCCATTATGAGGGATAAACTCATACTTCTTGCCGACCTCATTTTCAAGCTCATAAATGTCAGGTAGACCATCAAATTCCGCCCTAGCTCCTATAACTTTTAATGTCATAAAACCAACCTTTACCCAATTACCTATTGACCAATCTTGTTTTGTTCTGTTTATCATAAGTAGAGTATATACCTATCCCTTACCTTTGTCAAGCAATCTCGTTCAGGCAAGTTTTTAGATAATCCTATGGCGTGCTATGGGATATAGCTCGTTTGGCGATAAAAAAAGTATTTTTCAGGACTTTGGTTTATCCCCAGTTTTACCAAACTCCCCAAACTCGATGTGGGATAACTTATTCTGTCAAGAAAAGATGCTTTTCTGTAAAATAATAGGGTTGATAGCCAAATCCAGTATGTGCTTGGCAAGTTCGGGTTCTACGCAATTTCTTAAAAGCAATCTTTTATTTACCCCTTCATTTCTTTCTATAAATAAATCTATAATGGCGGGGATGGAAGCCGAAAGTGATTCTCCATAGATATTTTAGTAAGGATTTGATTATTCTTTTTAGAGGAATTTTCATTAAAATAATTTAGGTGGAATAGCATTTAATCTTCCTTCGATGATTTTACAATATTCTGGGTAAATCTCTATTCCTATAAAAGGATGGTCAAGTTGTTTGGCGGCGACTAGGGTGCTTCCACTTCCCGCAAAGCAATCAAGCACAATGCCTTTCGGTGGTGTAATCAGTTTTATGAGATATGACATCAGGGCGATACTCTTGACAGTTGGATGCGAGTTCATTTGTGGTGTTGTGGTAAATTTTTCTTTTACTCCTTTCATATCCTTACTAGATTTACCTGATTGACCATTAAACACTTTCCCCCTTTCCTCAAACTCCCCACGCATCCAATTTCTTTCTGTGGAACTTGGCTTTGCACAATAGAAAAAGCGGGCGGCAGAACCTTCATCGCCATATTCATAACCAACAGGTAAGTTTGTTCCTTCATTAAAAATTCCACCTGTTCCTTTTTCCAGCTTATTAGTTCCAGCTTTACTATTAGGGAACTCCGCCAGTATTACATCAGAGCCGTCGTGGATTAGGTTAGCGGGGAAACGACCAGTCGTTGAGCCACCAGTAAACGGCTTAGATAATCCTCCCCACTCTCGGTTTACATTTTTAATTTCCCTTACAGTACTCTCTTCTGTTCCAATCCTACTCCCATCGATATTCAATCCCCCAGTTCCCCATTTCAATACATTCTCCGCTACTGTACTTTCACTCAAAGGTTTCCTGCATAACCACCAACACTCTACTGCGGGCTTCAGAGATGTGCCCCAACCTTCCCATTGTTTAGCTTCGGGGGTTGAGGGTTCTGTAATTTCTATTTCTTTTTTCCATTCAAAATTATCGTCATCAAAACTATTACCATTAGGTTTATTTCCTGCACCATCATTTCTTTTTCCAATGATTTTTCTCTCCACTCCCGCCTGTTTATCTATCGCCTTACTAATATCCAAACTTTTCGGAAATCCCGACCCAAATAGGTGATACACACAATCCCTAATCTCAAATCCCGCATCTTCTAGGGCTGTTCCTGTCCAATGGGAAGTTCTCGGCAAAGCCCAGACTAAAGCGTGTCCCCCTGGCTTTAGAACTCTCAAAGATTCTTTCATAACTTCGCTTAACCATTTTATCCATTCATTTTTACCACCTTTGTCGCTATCCCACGATTTACCCATAAAAGAAATCCCCGCAGGCGGGTCGGTTACAATAGCATCCACCGAGTTCTCTGGTAGTTTCTTTAATTCTATTAAGGCATCACCACAGATTATTTTATCCATGATGGTTTATATTGTTTAAATAAAACTTTCTTTCGTGGGATTTTTCCTTAGAAAATTTTATCTTGATTTTTAATTTCGTTTTCATCTTTCTCTGCTTCATCTTTTAGGATTTCTGGTCGGTCAAATTCATTTATTTCCAATTTCATACCTTTCTCTAATTCTTCCAATTCTTTTTTTACGGCGAATTCTTTACGACCTAAAAGTTTGCTCGCCTTTTCTAATTTATCCTGACAAAGTTGATATTTGGTTGGATAGTCGTGGTAAGGAAACCAAAAATCTCCCTTGCGATTACGCTTTAAGTGATAGCCCGTTACAATTATACTTCCGTCTTTACTCAAAGCCCCCTCATCTTGTAACCACCTTGTAATATCATCAATCTTATTCCCATCGCCATATTTTTCTTTTAGTAAGTTATTCAAAGCCCATAATTCTTGATTAGTATATTCAGGAAATTTGTATGGCTCTTTTTGTTCTTGTTCCTCTCCCTCTGAACTCTCATAATATTTTCCCATTTAATTTAACACCTTAAAGGCATTTATGTTATTGGCTGATAATGCGAACGACAGGTTTACCTTATCCTCTTTTTTTACTTTATTATTTCTAAACCAATCTTCAAATAACTTTTCCACCCCCTTTGGTTTTAATTTGTGGGTATTTATAGCATTCAAGACTATAAAGTATGATTTCGGAGTGCGAATGCGGACTTTGGTAAACTCTGAAGCCATTTCATCAAAGAGATTCGCCAAGCGAATCACGTCTTCCCTTTTATGGGATTTCGGTTTTTTTGGTATGGGTTCTCCTGTTTCGTAGTCTATATCCATTTTATTTTTCTTTAATAGTTGGATTTCCTCCCCTTTTTCGTGAGAAAAAGGGGTATTAAGTATAGTTAAGTTAAGTAAAGTAAAGTGTGATAGCCTTTCAAAGCCTTTCAAAGCCTTTAGGTCGCTTGGTAAGGTATCTATAATCCTTTGCATTCCGAGTAGCACATTTGGGTTCGGTGATTGATGTTTAGCGAAGTTAATTATTACAATCCAGTCATTTAATATAAGGATTTTTTTGTCTTTTACAAACTTATTTTTTATACTTGACACTTCTTTTTCGGTTATTTTTAATTCATAAGATACACGACTATCTCTTATTTCGTATATTCCTGCGATATTGCAAAGTGGATTAGTAAGATAATAAAGGAAAAGCAGTTTTTCTTCTGGGTTTAGTGTTTCAATATATGGGTCAGTCCAAAAGCTGTCCTGTATATATCGTTGTTTAGACATTTCTCGTAACTATGCTATGTAACTTACTAATTTTTTCTCTCGTTTCTTCTTTATATTTTTTCCACGCTTCAATGTCGGTATCATGCAGTTGTCGCCTTTTTATTTTTTCTGCTTCTAATTCTTTTTGTGCTTCTATTCGTTTTATTTTTAGTTGTTTTTCAGATAAAACAACAGGCGGAACATAACCCAAAGAATCAAAAATTGGATTTCTCTTTTTCATATACTTGCAAGCAAAAGGGAGTTGTCTTGTCGGTCAAGGCTGGTAAAAGCCCATATAACAAAAACAACTCCCTGTTGCCAATAAATTATTAAATTATTATTTACCATTTTGACCATTCCTCCATTATACCAAAAATTCAGCAAGTCTAGTATCTTAAAAGCATATTTTGTGGATAACTTTGATATACAAAGTGGAGAAACCGAGAGATATTTTGTAGCATGCGTAAACTCTCGGATGAACGAATTAGCTAAATTTTAATTAGTTGCGTTCTTACCAAACTACTTTGCGTCTTCACACATTTCATTTGTGGTATTTCGAGGCTAATTAACCCGAATATTCACCCATTTCTCCATTTTATACACCAAATACTGATTATAACATACTAGAAAGGGGGAACAAATATCCCCCTTTTGACTATCAACTCACTTTATCCATTGCTCCCCCAAACCAAGTCTGGCTGTTCCAAACTGGTTCATCATAGATATTCAAGCAATCTTCTTTGTCCGCCTCGTGTTTGTGGAAATAGATGGTGTGCCATTTTCCATTTTCATCCTGCCAACAATCGCCATTCGGCTGTTTGCGAGAGAAATCAGGATGGATAGCATTGACTCTGATTTGAGCAATCGTGTCTTGCCACAATCCTCTCTTTCTTCGTTCTCTTTCCACTTCTTCAAGGTCGGTGATAACATACGAGGGTTTGAAGAACATAAACTTAACTTCCACCAAACCTATGCCTGAAATAATCGGCATAGTGTCCGCAATTTTAATATCGCCATGGAAAGTGCGTTTTGAGAACTGTATTGCTTCTCTAACGCTCCAGTTGCGATTAACAACAGTCCAAAACTTGAAACTTGGCATCGTTACCTCCTGCTATTATTATATTCCCAAAAAAAGGCGCAGATGCCTGCGCCTAGTGCTTCTTTATCGGTTGTTCATCCATCTGCGATAGCAGGCTGGATAATGGAAAAGAGAACCGTAGAATTCGGTAGCCCTCATCCAAAAAAAAATTCTCTTTTTGCACGAGGCACATTTCTTCATAGAACAATCTCCTTTACACATATCATACTATATTGTCAAACAGAAAAGCCGCCAATCCTTATGGTGGCGACTTTCTGCGTTAAAGTTAGACGACACAAGTCTATCGTACGCTAGACGAGTAGGCTCGCCCAGAATAATTATAAACTATCTTAAAAAGAATATAACCGCTAGAAATAGAGCCGCACAGAGTATAATCACCACGCAGAATTTTAATACCACTTTCCAAAGAATTTGATTTTCTTTTTCCACTATTGGTTTTACTTCAGGTTTCGTTTCTGATGCACTTGTCGCCTCCAAGATTATTTTGTCCAGCTCATCTTGTCCAGCTTTTTCTTCCGCTTTTTTAGCCAGAGTGTAATCGTCATCTTCTTCTTTATATTTTTTATGCTTTTTCATATTAATAAATTAGCGACTGTCCTTGACTTTAATCCGAAAATTCCATCTTCCACGAGTCCGTGATTTTTTTGAAACATCTTTACTGCCCCCAAAGTTTTTGCCCCGAAAATTCCATCTAAAACGAGAACGACATTTTCAGATTTAGCCAGAAATTTTTGCAGTTCAAAAACCTGTCCGCCCCTGTTTCCCATTCTCATTGTTTGAGTAAACTTAAACGGAGGAATTGGAATCTCGGCTGTGAAATACATTGCTCCCGCCGCTCTTTTAAGCAAATAATGTTCCGTAATCAGCCGTCTGCCTTGCCCGTCAAAAGAATTTATATGCGAGGTAGAATCTTCCGCTAGCAAAACTTTCTGTCCTTTATATAGAAAATAATCCACAAGACAAATTGCATGTCCAAAATTTTCTTCCTGTCCATTATAGACGGGAATAGCTGTCCACTCCTTTTTATTACCATGAATGATTAAAATACAGTGCTGGAAACGCTGTATAACGTCCGCTATTGCATCTATATCCTTAAAAGGTACAAAGTAGTACCCTCCTATTTTATCGGGTGTTAAAACGCGTATATCGCGATTCATCTGTATTTCACCTTGATTTTCCGAAACGTCAAGAGATTCTAAAGTTGTACCTTTGTTTTTCAAAATTTCTCCCAAATTCTGTAAAAACATCCCTCCCTGTGGAAAATTACTTCTAGCTCGGTAAGATGGATGTGCGGAATACTCTTTTGGGTTTAGGATAGTCATTGCTTTAGCCCCAGAATGAGCCACGCATGAGAGCGAACTATCTTGTTCTCTTGGTATGTATTGCTTCCACAGAATCTCTAGTTTCTCCAACCAAATAGCATCCCTTAAACCAGCAGAAACAAGTTGTCTGTAATCTTTTGCCTTCAATTCGTCCGCTCTTAAGTCGGGAACTAGACCATCGTTGTAAATTTTATTATTCATATTTTATTCTTTCAGGAACAAAGCATACACAGTGCTAGCACTCGCTAACACTCCTAAAATGGTAGTCCACCACACTGTATCTCGGAGAAACACATATATCCCTCCTACTAAAACTGAAAGTCCTATCATCAACAGTTTTGACCTGTTGCCACTGGTGCTTTTGAAATACTGAAAAGCCACCGATAACGCCGCACCCACCACACCTACCGCTAGAAAGTCAATTAAGTTTGTGTCCATAAAATTATTTATCTGCTAACATTATCTAATAATTTCCAATAGTGAACGATTCGCTTTCATAATCATATTTCTCCGTTCGCAATGAATTGATTTTAATCGTGATACTTGAACGAAGTTTATATATCCCCGCGTCTATTTTAATTGGGATTGGAAGATTGTGCATTTCTTTTGTGCATCCTTTGGTGAAACGAGCTACTCGGTCTGGCACATCCCATAGTTCGCCTGTCTCTATATTCTCAAATTGGTTGTCCATTACATAGAGAGATTCTTTTGGAGAACAATACTCTATCTCATAATTAAAACCTCCTCCTTGATTGGTGAAAATTGTAATAACGTGGAAAGGTTGCACGAATTTAATTTCATTTATCGGATGCAAAAGCAGAAATGCAAGATAGAGCATCATCAGCGAACCCAAGATGGTGATATACAAAGCGGCTTTCGGTAATATATTTTCAGTGAAAAAATTTTTCATTTTATTATTAAAGCAATTACAGCTCCAATAAAAGCAATTAAAATAGTAGCCACTAGACCATAAATAATTCTTCTAATAGGTTCAAATTCCTCCTGTGTAACAAATTTATGTTTCAGAACTTCGTTTATCCCATCAATGCTTTTTATTAGATATTTGACATCCGATGCGACCACCGCTAAGTCAATATCTTCTTGTCTTTTGGTATATGAATCAGGCATAGTTACTTGTTAATTACTTGTTAATCGCATTTCTCTTCTTCCTCCGTACTCTTGGTTGCATTTTGCAAACGAGCGAAACAATCTATACATAAAAACTTTTCTATAGAAAGAATGAAGTCAATATCATTTTTACTACTGCAATAAGCGCATTTGTTTCTGTCCGTATATTTTGATGGAATACTTCGCGTTTTCATAATTTCCACAAGCCCGCCCGCTTCAAAGAGAAATGAGCGGAGAGTAAAAACTATGCTGGCGTTTCTGTTGTAGGTTCAGCAGGCGCATCGGTAGCAGGAGTTTCTGTTGCAGGCGCTTCTGCAGGCGTATCAGTTGCTTCAACTGGTGTCTCTGCTTTTTTTTCTTCATCCATAAATAATTTATCTTCCGTGTTAGCTTTTAATTGCTCGACCTCGTTGTCAGTCTTTTTCGTTTTCCTTTTGCTTCCTTTCTTGAATCTTGGTGTCGTCTGTCCTTTTTTCTTTTTCATAATATCCTTATTTTATCATATTTATTTGTAATTACGTCAAAACAATCGGAAGAATTGCATCGCTCGCCGCCTTTGCCGCCGCGTCTGATTCCGCCGCCTTCACGATGGTTATTATCTGTTCCTTTAATGTGCGTCTTGCGAAGTTCGCTTTCGTTTCAGGGTTCGGTATCGTGCCTCCTTCGTTCGCGGGGTCAGGGATGTTTGCTTGATAAAAATACTTTGCCGCGTAGGCATCTGTAATTCTTGACAAGGGCACGCTTCCCGTGTCAAATTGAAAAGTCAATACTGGAATTGTAGTTCTGATTTAACTCGGTCTTTATCAACTGCCTTATGACACTTAACACACAACCTTCGCCAATCAGTTATTATCCTCTTATAAAGTCCGCTAATATTCGACCAATGATACTGGCGGTGATTTAATGTTTTAATACCGCAGTTTTCACACTCATGCGGTTTCCCTAAAAGTCTTTCAATCCATTTATGTAAACTTCTATAACTTACATTTTCCCCTTTCCATTGCCAATTTTTTTCTCCACTCACCTTTTCTTTAAAAGATTTTTTTCCTTCTTCTGTTCTGAATAGTGGTTTTCCTATCTTCACCAAGCTCATTCTCTTTTTAGTTTCTTCTGTATGAGGTGTAATATGGCATTTCAAACCTTTTGGACGATTCTCAATCATCTTTTTTATAGTTTCTTCTGGTCTTTTTTTGCCAAGCCAGTATCCCTCATTTCCCAAATGAGCCAAACTTAAATTTTTTCTATGCTCCTCTGTAAATTCTTTGCCTTTATTCCACGGAATAAATCCTTTTGTGAATTGTCCTATATTTATTCCATTTTTAGCATATCCAGTTGGCATATAATAATGTTTATTTGATAATTATTTTTTTAATCACGACCTTTTTTCTATACTAATAATTCTACTACAATCAAGCTATCTGAGAAATAAACCCCTCTGCATTAAAAGTTACAGTGGTATACGTCCCTGCCGCTTGGGTTCGCAATGTTATCGCGGTGCTGGCTTTACACCTTATATGCAATGGCACTCCTTCATACGGCACGGCTCCGCCAGCGTTGGTGAGAGCCGCGTTGCTGATTACTCCCGCCAATGTCGTAAAGTTAAGAGTTACCACTCTAGCCGTGTTCCCTTCATCGGTATACGCGCATTCGCAAGTAAAGCTGAATAGGGTTGAAGTTGTTATCAGCACATTCATAGATACTTTGTAGGAAGCATCGGTCGCACCGAGCGTATAAGTTGCCACAGAGGCATTAGCGGCGTTCTGTGCTGTGGCTCGTCCCGTGCTACCAGCTACCACCATTCGTCTTATTGTATTCGTCGTCGTAGTTACATAATATGCGTCAGTTAGATATTCCATTGCTCCCGCTTCGCCGTTTGTGAGCAGCGGTCCCGAAGTAAATTTCAAGGGCGCGGTATTTACGGCGGCAGTTCCAGCGGCTAGATGCAATTTTGCCGTAGGCGCGATAGGCGTAGTCGTTCCGCCAGTGATAGACACGCTTCCCGTTGAGCTTACAAACACCACTCCGCCAGCAGTCGTAAGCGCTAGTCCCTTGCTGGCAGTATTCGTTTGGATGTCAAAATAAGTAGACCTAGAAGTCATAAACAGCGTGGTTGAGCCGCCAGTCATTTTGAAAGCGGTAATGGCGTCCGTTACGTTGGTTAGTTCCAAATTGAAATTAGAGCCGTTGCCTTGTATGGTTACCCTGCCAGTCCCCGTCCCTCCGATGCCCACATTCTGACTAGCATCAATCGCGATTGCCTCCACAGCATTGCCTGTCATCAAACTCATTGTTCCGCCTACTTTGCGCGTGCCTATCTGATTTAAACCAGTGCTATAACGCCACGTGATTTCAGCGCTACGATTGCTCGTTGGACTGCCGAAAAAGATTTGTGCAGTTGAAGCATCTGGCACTAGAACGGAGATACCATTAGAACCGCCCGCTTCAAAAACCCCAAGATTTCCGTTCGCGTTTGCCGTTAATGTCCCTGCGGTTGCGCTAAAGACGTGCAAATTCCCCTCTGGCGCTGTAGTTCCTATCCCCACCTTGCCACTGCTATCAACTCTGACTGCCGCTACATCATTGCCCGTTGTTATACTAAATTCTGCGCCTGTATTATGCGTTCCGATTGTTAGTAAATTGCTACTATATGACCAAGTAAGTCGGGCGCCGAAATTGGTTGAAGGACTGCCAAAATGGATATGGCTTGTTGAAATATCTGGCGTTAGTATGGAAATACCGTTAGAACTAGCCGATTCAAAAACACCGATGTTTGCATTTATATCAGCCGTTACTGTTCCTGCATTTCCACTCCAAACGTGTAGTTTCCCTTCTGGTACTGCCGTTCCAATACCCACATCACCCAAAGAAGTTACCCGCACTCTTTCTGTAGCCGCACCAACACCAACGCCTATGGTATTTATGGCAAAATCCCCGCTTTCACTTCCCGATGTTTTATCCGTAAAGATAGTTTGTATACTTGCAAAAATGCGTTTTACCGCGATACTGTTATCGGAACGGAATGAGATACTCCCATAGTTCCCTGCCGTGATATTCGGAGTATAAAGGTCTATTACTGCTCCGTCCCCCGTGATAGTTGAATCAAAACTCGCGACTGTGGTGCTACTTAATACATTGAGTTTGAGATATGGAGTGTTTGTTCCTATTCCCAGATTGCCGAGAGAGCTGTCGTAAAATAAATTGGCGTTATCCTGCGCTATTATGCCTGTGGGATTGACGAATAAGACAGAACCTGCCGTTCCGCCCGTGATTGTGCCTCCAATAGCTCCTACGCTAATTTGCGCGTTATCTACTTGTGATTGTAAATTGCTTACTTTATTGATTAAAAATTGAGAACGCTGGTCTAGTATGCCGATAGCTCTATCTAAAACAGTCTGCGTTAAGAGTTTGTTTCCATTCTCTATTTGTTTTAGTGCTATTTGGGTGTCGTCTTTTGCACCAGAATTGATTTTAGTTACAATCTCTGGTCTGCCATCCAAGACAGTTTCTTTATATTCAGGCAATTTTATTTGAGCTAAAACCTTGTCAACGATGATTTCTTCATCCGCATCCTTGCCGTCTTTGGGCTTTTTTTTCTCTACTTCTTTTAATAGAGATTTTACTTCATTTAGTTTAGCGAAGAATTCGGCAGTCGTTTCCTTTTTCATCTTGGATGTTTCATGTGTAACATCCTCTTTCATCTTGGAATGTTCAGCTAAAACTCTTTCAAGCAAAGAGTTCACAGTTTGTTTAGTTTCAGTGTTTAAATTTTGATTTTCTTGTTTCCAAGTAGTTAAAAGTTTTAGAACGCCAGTTAATGTCTCTCGGATGTCATCAGAAGATACAATTTTAGAGGTATCAAATATCTTTAGGAGTTTGGCTAGATTTTGTTTATTTTCATCCATAATTTTATTATACTATTTTTTCTTCTTTTTCTTCTTTAATAAGTTAGCACCAAACCTTGTTTGTCTTTGAACTTGACTCCGCCGAATAATAATACACCCCTTGTATTTACATTTTTACTACCTGCGTATATAATAGAGGTATGAGTAAATTTATAGATATTGCGGGCAAAAAATTTAATCGTCTTTCGGTAGTAAAATTTCACGGAATTATAAATAATAATTCGTTTTGGAATTGTCTTTGCGACTGTGGTAATAAATCTATTGTAGCAGGATATAATCTTAAAAATGGACATATTCAATCCTGTGGTTGTGCAAGAGTAGATGCTTTGCGGAAAACTGCTACCAAGCATGGATTTTATGGCACGAGAATTTATAATACTTATCACCATATTCTTGCTCGCTGTAATAATCCTAAAAGTGTGGATTTTAAGAATTATGGTGGTCGTGGAATAAAATGTTTGTGGAAATCTTTTGAAGAATTTAGAGATGATATGTTGAAATCGCTTAAACTGCATTTGAAAACTCATAGCAATACCACGATTGAAAGAATTGACAATGATGGAGATTATTGTTTGGAAAATTGTCGTTGGGCGACTATTGAAGAACAACAACACAATAGGAGAAAACCCATTCCCCATTTTAATTCTGGGAGATTCAAGAAAGGTAGGATTCCATGGAATAAAAAGTGATTTCATTCTGAGTTAATTAAGCTAGTAACTTTTGTTTTGGACTTCAGTATTTTATTCGTGTTATCTATTACTGGTACTTTTTCAAAACCAAGTTGTTTATAGGCAGTAAGCCGAGTATGTCCATCAATTACTTTATTGGTTTTTAATCGTTCTGAATACTCAATTAAAATATAAGGTCTTTCGCCTGCCTGAATTTTCTTTTTCCAAGCATTTACTCCTTTTTTATCTACTGTATTTTGTGAAGAAGATATATCCTTGCCGTCAAATCTTGATATTGGAAGTTCACCAATAGTAGCATTTGGTTCTATACTGTTTGTGTATCTAAACTCTTTTTTAGAAAATTCTGCTATGTTCACTTTATCTGCAAACTCTTGGACATTGATGGTGTCGCCTTCCATTGTAGATAATACTTCACGAGTTAAATCTCGTTCAACTTGTTTCAATTCACCACGATTTGTAGCATCAAGTATATATTGTCGGCTGACAGTGGTTCTGCCTTCTAAATCTTTTAAGATTTTAGTGGTGAGGTTGCCTGTTTCCTTGTAACCTTGACTCTTTTTAGTAGGTATGCTACTCTTATCAGATGATTGTAGGAGCGATTTTTGGGCTGATGTTTGGGTTATATCTGATGTGGAAGGAGGAACAGTGGAGTTCTTAATGAATCCTCCCTCTTTATTCGGTGTGTCCTTATATCTCTTTATGAGCTCTTTCAACTTATCTACTAAAATAGCGTAAATCTCCTTTAATTTAGCCACTAAAGTAAAATCATTAGCTTTTATGGCTTTTTCTTGTTGTGCCACATTCTTCTTTATATCCTTTTCAATTTGGGTGATTTCTTTGGTTTTTGGTATGCCTTTTACGGCTTTAATTACTTTATCTGGCACAGATAGTCTAGCCCTTTCAAGAATAGGATTTTTGGGAATTTCCAATCCTCGCGGTTCACCGAAAGTAGATGCCATTTGTTCGCCTCTTAACCCAGATGCGACTTCACCACCAATAACTGTCCCAGCCGCCATTCCTATTGTTCCTCCAACTGCACTACCTACCGCTCCGCCGACAATATTCCCCGATATTTGAGCGAAATATTTACCTAGTTTTCCTCCCTTGACTTTTCTACCATTTAGGTTTTCTAATCTTGTGATGTCTTCATAGTATTTAGCAAGTTCAGTGTTCACTTCTTTTACATTGAAACTACTATTATCTTCCACAATTTTTTTGTAGGCTCTTGCGTTAGCTTTTCTGTAAGTTTTAGTTTCGGGTGGAGTATTGTAATCTATATTTCGGGTCGTGCTAATTTTAGCATCGTGAACACTCTCCAAAGGTATGTTGCCATTCTTATCCGCTCGCAGTTTTAATCCTTGTATTTCCCTTTTAATTCCATTTAGGGCGGTAATCAAGTCGCCTCCCTCTAATCCGCTTCGGTTTATCTCTAAGGTTAAATCTCTCTCAATTTGCTTCGGAGTAACTGTTTCGCCAAGATAAGCAAGATTCTCTCTCACTACCGCTTCTTTGCCTTCCAATGTTTTCTTATAATACTCGTCTACTGCCAGTTTAGAGTTAATCATTCCTGTGCTATCTACTGAACCTGGCAGAACATCAGCTTCAGCTATTCTTAATCTTGAAGCATTGGCGTCTTTAGAATAAGCATTGGCTTTTCTTAATTTGGAATATTGACTTTCAATATTAGCAATTTCATCCGCTACTTCTTGAGTTATTTCAGCATTGTATGCAACTTCTCTTGCTTTCGCTTTAATATCTGCGTTTGCTCTAGCGGTTTCTATCTTGTTTTTAGTAGCTTTAACTATCGGTATTTTTATTGCTTTATCGTATGCCCTTTGAAACTCCACTTGAATATTGGGTTTAAGTTCAGGTGTTTTTAATTCTTTTACGCCATAAAGACCCAGAATAAGAGTGATTAAATCACCAGCTATTTCAGGTGAATCTTGATATTTAGTTACCAATTCTTGCAATGGTTTTATATCACCAGTGCCTTTTATCCCAGGCACTACTCCCGCTATTATATTAGGTAAAGTAACTTTGCCTGGTTCTGTCCCCCAAAGGAAATTTTTAACTTGTTTCACACCAGGCAGATTGATAGCTGATTCAAAAAGTCCGAAAGGAATAGCTAATGCCATTTGAGTTCCGCCAGCTAGAGCACTTACAGTGGGTCTTATAACCTCACTAGGGCTTTTGGAGTCTAATATCTCACCTAACCCTGTTCCGAGTTTAGACGCTCCTTCAATAGCCATTTTAGGAATTTGGTAAAAAGGATTAAACTCATTTATCGCATTACCAGCTTTAGTAAAAAATCCTTCTTTGGGTGTTTCGGGTGTGCCAAATTCCGCTTCATATTCTGCCCTAGTCATTCTGCGGGGAGATGGAGTTGTATCAACATTTGAGACAGGTGGAAGAACAGGAGCGAATCCATATTTCAACTCATATTCTTTTCTAGTCATCGATATAGGCATTTTAATCAGTGATTATTATTTGTTCGCCTGTTGGAGATATTATTATCTGTCCACTACCATATTGATGAACCGCATTTTTCCATCTCAATATGCTATCCTCTATTTTCTGAAGATTATCAGAAAATTGACTTGGACTTTGCCAAGTATCAAGTGAACCTAAGGTTGCACCAAGTAACTGGTTTTCTCTATCCGACACTTGCCCCAAAGCTCCACCTGTTTTAGACGCTTCGCGCATCGCCGTTAATTCCCCGAAAGTTATATTTGCTATCAAAGTTTTAACATCCGAATTAAAATCTCTCTGAATTGACCCTGGCGTCCAACCACCTAATGCGTTAAAAACACCGATTGTCTGAAAATTCACTCTTGACTTTAAATTGGCTACTGCTTGAAGATTCCTAGTCATTCTTTCATCTTGATAAGGAGAAATTACACCGCCTCCGCCTGCTCCTGTTGGGGTTATCCATTTAGTTCCGTCCCATTGCATATCTACCCCGTTGATAGTTTTAATAGTTGGAACATTTGCATCTGTTTTTATCGCATCTGACATCCAATTTCTCCCAATGTCTATTGCTTCGCTAATTGTTTTTGCTTCACCCATTTTTTGAAGAGTTGTCGCATCAACTTTATGTTCCGCGGCTTTAAGTTTCAAATTATTTAGGTCGGTTTCAAACTTTACTTTCTCATCATAAGCTCTTTCATCATTTTTGATTTTCTCTTGATAAGCCCTATCCTCCGCCTTATTAAACATTTCTTTGTTTTCGGTATAAATAAATTTTAATCCTTCCAGTTTGATACGACTTGCTTCCAATTTATTTTTTAATTGTCTATCTGCTATATCTGCCGCTCCTTGATAATCATTATCCGCCACAAATTTTAGAATAGCCAAATCCGCTTGATGATTGGAACTTTCATTTTGAATACGCCCTATTTCTTGTTGCGCTCCTGCCGTTGTACCTCCAAAAGTTTGTTTTACCTGTTCAATCCTATCTCTGGTCGCTTTGGCATCCGCCATTATTTGCGCATTTAATTTATCAGATATCTTTTTAGCCTTATCTTGCGCCGTGTAATCAATACTACTAGGTATATTTTCTGAATCTGTCAAAGCTTTTAAATAGTCTAGCCCAGAAGTATCTTTTTCCGTTATCGTTTTATCACTTGCAGTCTGCGAAGCACTAGCCATATTTTCCACATAAGAACTTAACCCCGCGCCAGTTGTATCGGTACTCGCAGGTGGCAATTTTAAGCGCTGTGTGGAATTGGATAGTGTATCAGAGGGAATTATATTAGTCGGCGGATTGGAAATTATATCGGTTGTCTGTCCTTTGCGCAGTTTAGCTCCCGTTTGAGTATCATAATTAACAATCCCAAGAGATTCTCCCGTATCTTGACTGTATAATGTATCTCCTTTTTTAAATGTGTTGGTTGGCATTTTATTTATTATAACATTTATTAAGCAATCGCCTTTAAGTCGTCATTGGAAACTAAAATTATTTTATGAAACTCATCATCGCCCGTAAATTCCATACAGCATTTTATTTGTATTCGCGTGTTCGTTAAAGTTATCGGGAAACTTCCGTAAGATAGAACTTGACCAGTGATTTCTCCTAACTTTATCCATTTTTGGAATCTAGCTTTAGCCGTTCCACTTACGCCTGTTACCGCAGTATCTAGCGTTACTGTGTAATTAGGAGATGAGAAAGTTACTGTGGTGATTTGATTGCAACTCCCGCTTCCCGTGCCTTGCAAGATTTCCACTTCGTAGAGAGCATAGGCGGACACATCGGTAGTCGTGGTGAAAGTGGTCGTGGAAGTCCAAGTTATCGTGATATTTTGTAGAGGGTCTTCGTCATTTAACCTATATTTTACAACGATTTTATCTGTTTCATTTAAAAATCTCCTATGAGTCGCCCAGATTCTTGTCCAGTTATCGGTTATCTCATTTGATTCAAACCAAGTGGTTACGAAGTAACCCCTCTTTTGTCCTTCGTTGTCATTTACCGCTTTGGCTGGACTATCTATGAAGATACCTGATTTAATTGTCGTAGCGTCCATAAAGTAATTAAATCCAGCAATTAAAGTGCTTCGTCCATTTACGGAATTACTTTGTAAAGTGTTTATCTTTATCGCGCCTCCTGCGGAGATTTTATTTTGTCCATAGTCCGTGATAGTGCTACTGCTTCTTGCTTTTAAGGTTGGAGAATATCTATGAGTGAAGTTATTTGTTTCTAAATCCAATTCCCAAATTCCTGAAGGAGTATTTTCATTCACATCAGCTTGGTTGTCATGATTTAGGTTATTTATATTTATCAGAATTGTATTATTTTTAGTCGATGTCATTCCATTGAAGTGAACAAAGTGATTTACCAAAAGAGCCGTAGTATTTGTTAATAAAGTTCTGTCAATAGGTAAGCGGGCAATTTCTTGAAAAGAATATCCTGTGTATTTCAAAATTCTTCCTTCGGTGTCCAATGCGTAAGGCACATCATCGTGTACGCACATTGCCAATACTCCGCCTGCTTCAATATCAAATTGGGTTGTAATCTGATTGGAAAATCCATCCCACTGCAAAACAGCTCCTTTGGTATTATTATCTCTAATCGGGTCGGTATTATTAGTATTATTTTGAAAACTGCCTATCCAAATAAAATTACTAGAAACAACCATTGAGGAAATAAAACCAATCGAAGTTAACTCATTAACTCCGAGTGTATAATTACCCGAAACAGAAACAATATCGGACGAATCTACCGAACCGATACTTACACTACTATTAACGAAATAAAGGCGAATGGTTTTCTTAAAATAAGATAAAACATGGGGAGTAACCGAACTAGCAAAAAAAGCCACATCCACCCAATTTGTAAAACCAAGGTCAGAAAATTTAGACCGTAAAGCGGTGGCGGAACTTACCCAGAGTTTATCATTAAATACCTTCATATCTGAAACAATAGAAGAATAGTCTGTTCCTATGGTGGGTATTTTTAGAAAAATACTTCCTGAACCAATAGTTTTGTTTATTTCCACCACTCCTGCCGCATTTGTTACTTCAAAATAATTGATTCCATTTCCAGTTATTATAAAAGTTCCTTCATTCCCTGCCGCCATGTTCGTAGCAGTGATTATAATAGTTGAACCGACAATAAAATCCACATAGATATTAGGATTAGTTCCTGTTCCATCATACGAATATCTAAAAGTTGTTCCTGCTGGATTGGATACATCAAATTGGGTTGTGCCATCTCCTATCTCTCGTCCATCGTAAGATGTAGTATCCTCAACGAATGTTGCCGTAAGTTCTGGTGAACCATTTTTGAACAGCCTTGTTCCCGCTATCGCCCACCATTCACTATAATAGAACTCAAAAGCGATAGGTAATCCTAAATCTGCGTCATCTGAAGATGTGGTGTTGGTAACCAACTTGTTTGCCAATCTCAAAGTTCCCAATTTGCTTTGAAAGTCAAGATTGAATGAACTCCAAATAGAACCCAGTCGGTCAGAACGATTAGTCTGTAAGTAACGAAAGTTTTGATTTTGTGGGGGAAAATAATGTTTCATAAATGAGATGGTGGAGGTATATATAATGGAATCCAAAAACCTGCAAAATCACCTTGTGTAATTGGAGCAAAAGCAGGAGGAAATGCTAAGTCTGAGCCTCCACCTGTATTAAGCCAAGCCCCTTGGTCAGCTCCTATGACAAAAATAGCTGGAGCTTGTGGTTTCAAAAATCCTCTGCCTGCTAAAGACTTAACCAAATTATCAGGAACACCACTAGAAGTTTCTAAAGAAACAAGTTTCTTTTCTAATTCCTCAATTCTTTTTTCAAGTTGTGTTGTTTTATCCATTCGGAGAAATTTTGTTAATTATTCTTTCCATTTTAATTGTTTGTTGTTTTAGCGGCGATATAATAAGTTGTGCCTCCTATATCTATGGTTAATGTTCTATTAGGAGAAGTTGGACTGACTACATTCACTGCGGAAGCTACGACAAATGTCCCTGTTAGATTAGGAAAAGTGAAAGTTTTATCAGATGCAGTAATACCACTTAAATCTAGTGTTGCACCAAAAGCAAATCCATGATAAGAATACAAATTTATATGTCCTATACCCCCACCTCCAGCCGTTGCTCCTGGAAATATATTTATATTTCCTCCATTACCAGATACAGCAGCACCTCCGATTATTGAAACAGTATTTCCACTTCCTGAAACTGAACCACCATTACCGCCTTCAATAGTAACCGCACCTCCTACACCAGTTGTCCCACCAGCTCCTCCAATAACTCGCGCAGTTCCTCCATCTCCTGAACCAGCACCATCATAACCGATTACGATTACTCCTCCTCCCGTAAAATTATTTCCTCCCTGAGAACCACGAAGAACTACTCCCGTTCCAACTCCCGCAACAGCTAAAGGATGCAATATGTAATTAAGATTACTATCAATATCTTCTAATATAATTCCACTATTCTGTAATAATTTGCCTGTAACGCCATCAAAACGAGCAATAGCATTGTCGGTGGAGGAAGCAGGGAAAATAGCATTGATAGGAATTTTTTTAGTGATTCCATTCGCCACATCCACGATTGGTAAAACATCCGCATCAAGTGGAGTAGTGTAATTTGTTAAAGCTGTAATTTTTTGGTCTGCCATTTTAATGTTTTGTTTGACTAGCCCAGTTACCTAAAACAGATGATTGTTCTAAAATTATTCTGCTTCCATTTTCTTGTAATAAATATCCTCCGTCTTCTGTTAATAAGAATTGCTCAAATTTGGTTTTATCTGAATTTACATATGTGCTTATATTTTTTGAAGCATTGTTCCAGCTTGCGGAATTTTTATTTTGATTAGTAAATGAACTCATCTTGGATTTCTATGCCTAGTCAAAATCTGCATCTTTTCGTCTTTCGACCTTTTGGAATAATACTCTCCTATCGCATCTTCCATTTCTAGCATCTCCGATTTCAAAACATTCATATTAGCCAGTCCGTTGCGATAGGCGTATTGGTAAGAGGGACGCAAAGCCAGATATTCGTGGAAAATACCCGCAAAGCCAGGCTTCTTGGTGGTATCAGAAACTGTAAAATAGGTTGCTTCCCTGTTGATATAAATTTTTAATCCGCCAGCTACGCTGTAATTCGGCACAGGGTCTAGGAAAATACCATTAGCGGTCTTATCGTATCTAAAAGGTTGCCCGCCGATATTCTGTCCGCTAAAGAAACTATCCATACCTTTACCAGATTGCACATCCACTGGATAAATTTCATGGAACAATCCATTGGGGTCGGCGACTAGCACCTTATAAATATCTAAGATTACATTTCCCGACCCGTCTACTGTAAAAGAATAATCTCTTTGCGCGGAAGTAAGATTGGTAGTGATTATCGGATAATCGGTCTGGTTAGAATCATCTAGTTGCCAAGTTCCGCTCGCCTGCAAAATAATAGACCACGCTCTATCCAGCGCCAAGTTTATATCTATCACTTTTTCAGCTATCGGATAACTCGTAGCATTCGCTTTGGTGTTGGAATTTATTAAGGAAACAATGTTTGTAAAATTTGCGCTCATATAGTATTTAGTCTTGCAAAGTTACCGAATAATTCTCTTGCTTTACGATTATATGCAAGTGCGGCTTCATTCTTTGTAAAAAATTCACCCAATGAAAACTGTTTATAGTTTTTACAAATAGATGCTCGCCATTTATTGCGCCTCTTTTCCCAAGACACCCCCTTAAATCCAGAAGTATTATTTGTTGGTTTTATTCTATTCCATAAATTCTGTCGGTGAGTGCATATCCGCAAATTTTCTCGTCTGTTATCTAAGGGATTCATATTGATGTGGTCAATTTTCATTCCACTTTTAGTGGGTATTATGAGTCTATGCATACCAAGAATTTTATGCTCTGAATCTCGACATTCTGCATATCCATATGAACTAATGCTCCATTTATACTGACTAACTAATTCAAAATCCTCATCGTCTACCAATGCAAAGTATTTTCTATAATTCTTGGTTTTTCTTGAATTGTTTAATTGAATCTTTTTCATTATTTTTTCTTGAAGTTAGTGCGGAAGTCATTTAAATGATTAAATATTGTTGCTACAATCTCATCGCCTTGTAATTGTAAACTATCGTAATCATCGAATTGGTCTGTTAAAAATGGCTTCATCATTTCACGAGCTTGAGGAATAATACGGTCTGAATACTTCTGCGCTTTGAGCGCCAGTTTGTTGCGTTCTGTTTCCAATTCTTCTTTTTTCTTTTTAAGCTCATCATATTTTGTGTGTAATTCGGCTGGCACTTCTTTTATCATTCGGTCAAAGATTCCCTGCTTAATCACTTTCATCTTTTCAATACATTCTTCCACGATTTTAGTTTCTACTTTTTCCTTTTCTAGGAGGTCTTCAATGTTTACTTTCTTTTCTTCTTCCTGAATCTTTTTATCAGTTTCCTCCATCTGTTTTTCCAGTTCTTCTATTTCTACCGATTTTTCTCTGCCGAGAGTAATCAATTCTCCCTTTTTTTGCAGAAGGGTTTTAAGTTTTGCGTTTTCTATTGTAATAGTTTTGGGATATATCATGAGTTATTTTTTAATGAATAAAGATTCGTAAGCCTGTTTCCATAAGTGCGCATTTTTTTCAATGGAGTATTTTTCCTTAACATAATTATACGCTTCTTCCGCGAGTTGCACACGTTTTTCTTTGTTGTTGATTAAATCTTCAATGGCATTTATCCAGCTCTGCGTATCTGTTGCGATTATCATGTGAGCCATATCATCTTTATCTGATTGATATGGAGAATCGCCTGTTGAAAATCCTTGCGCAATGGTAGCAATCTTTAACATAGAGTTTTCTAAAAACTTTAGATTGGATTTGCAACGATTAAAATAATTATTCGCGCGCGGGATGATAACCATATCCAGTTTCAATCCATTCAGATAATCGTAATACACATCCGTAGCGACAAAAGAGTGCCATTCAATGTTCACTTTATTCCAAAAAGCGTATTCATCCACATAAAGCTGTTTGTATATTTCATTATCTCCCTCTGGCGGGAGCGATAACAAGACTAATCGCACTCTGGGGTCATTTTGATAATGGTCAATAATCGGCTTCAGTGCTTCCACATCGGAAGTTACACCCACACTCCCAGTTATACCGATGCGTATTATCTCCGTTTCATTGCGCAGGGGTTCGGGGTAATAGAAAGGGTCTACACAATTCGGCAAGACAACGACATTCGGATTAAGTTCTGCATATTCCTTTTTAAGAAATTCTGTTGCGCAGGTTACGAGGTCTGCTTCTTTAATGAAAGTATCTATATTCTTATTCAGCGTTCCCAATCCTCGCTTAACCTTTTCTTCATTCATATATTCATTGAATTTGAAGCCTCCATAATCCTTAAAAGTATCATCGTTATCGCACACAATTTTTTTCCCAGCTTGTTTCAAAGCTCGGAGCATGGCTAAATGTTCTTCTCTTTCAGGGCGATGAAATACGATTACATCGGCATCCACCAATGCTTTTGCTTTCTGTTCTGGGGATATTCGCTGTAATGACATTGTTGTGCGGTCGCCATCCCAGCCATTCTCCTGCAAAGGGAAAAGACATCTTACATTAAAACATCCCTCATACGACCCCATAAAATATACTTTCATAATTTATTTAATGCTTCTTCAATCTTTTTGTTAATAATTTCTTCTATTTTTTTACTTATCATTTCATCTATTTTACTTGTTTTGACAGGCTCTTGTGGAAGTTTGGCTAAAACATTTTCTTCAACTGGAATTACTGGTGGTATTGCTGGCGGAATATACTCTGGCTCTACTGGTTTGATTATTTCTCTGGTCTTGGCATTGATAATGTTTCCTTGCGGGTCAATCCTAACGCTCTCTCTTTTTATATTTGGCGCAATAAATACTCCTCCCATAAAATTGTTCCCTAATTTGCTGATGTTCCGCAATTAGGTGTGGACACCAGCAAACAATTTAATTAAATTGATAATCTAAGCGGCGGTCAATAGCTCTACTCCTGCCGTATCTCTATTTTCCACAACCCCGTAGAGCAAGTCTGCGGTGGTTACAGTTGAAAGATAATCAGGAATATAGTTTGACTGCACGCGAACTCCGTATCTACCAGTCATGCTAGAGCCCATGCTTCCCCCGCTTCCAAGCGGTGAGGTTGCAAAATGCAAAGCATCTCTATGAGCCAGCGCATTGTAGCGTCCAGCCGTTCCCGAAACATACTGAATGTTGTTGGAAACGTAAACAGGAATTCCATACAGGCTCGCTCGAGGCGTTTTCGCTGTTGGGTCATTCACTGGTGAATTTACCGCTAGAGAAAACTTATCAATGTTTTGGATTTGCTTCCAAAATACCGAAGGCGAAAGGAAGAAAGCTACATCCGAAGATGTATCAATTCCTACCGATTCCAATGCGGAAATAGCCGCACGGATATCGCTATCGGCTAGGTTTGCGGTTGAAGCGCCTACTACTGTGCTAAATCCTTGGAATAAGGATGCCAGAGCAACTTCCAACTTCTTTGCCATTGTATAACCCGAACTCTTTGCATACCTCTCTTGGAGATAGTATGAGTGTTTGACTTGCGCCGCTTCGCGGTCTTCTATTGCAAATGAAACTTCATACCACTGGTCTACTGTCAGCGTAACCTTAGTGTCCGTTGGAGCATTACCATTTGTTAAACTCTTTCGAGCTAGTTAGTCATTTCTGCTAACTTCTTATAGTTAGTTTTCTTTTCTATAAGAGCGGACTATTACATACCCTTTCGAGTTCTTCTTGTTTAGTCTCTCACGGTGGCTTTCGCCTTCCGCCTCGTTGGCTTTTCAGCGTTCGAGTCAATTAAAGAAGATTTTTCATTGAATGTTTTTCTATGGCACGAGAGGCATAATACCTCTCCATTTTCTATATCATAGAAGTAATCATCATCTACATTTAACTTGCCGAATTTCTTTTTATACTCATTCACCATTTTCGCGAGTGGGTATTTATGATTTACTTCAAGTTCCTTATCACTTCCGCAACGTTGGCAAATTTTATCTCGTTCTAGTATTTTTAGTCGCCAAATTTCATATTTTGCCATTCTACGAATTGGGGTAGCGGTTCTTCTGCCACCTAATCCTAGCCACATTGGATGATTCTTACCTCTTTGATATGTGCCTCTATGTTCCGCAGAACATTTAATTGAACAATACTTGTTTTTATGTGCTTTCTTGCCGTATTTCTTTCGTTCACAGAATTTACCACAAATTATACAATTAAATTTATCATTTCCACCTCTCCATCTTGGATTGTTCTTTTTGCTCCAATTCTCACGCTTTTGTTGTGAATAACATTTTTGGCTACAAAAAACGTTATCCAAAATTAATGAGGGTGGGCGAGATAATTTCTTATTACAAGTTTTACAGTGAACAATTACTTGGTTCTTTCTCATACCTACACTTTAGCATAGGTTGGAAAGTTAATCAATGCCCCTAATCTTTTTAGAAAAAGGGTTACTGCCGTTGCGACAGTTTTTGCGCTTGCAGAAAATTCCGTCAAGTTTGGAGTATAAAGCGCTGAACCTCCGCCTGCCAATTCCGATGAGCGGTCTGTAAAAAAGTCCGCTATCATCAGTTTTAGTTTGAAGAATTCATTTATGCGCTCACCCCAAAGTAAAGGAATACTAGCGGCAAGCGTAGTGCCTGTCATTGTTGATGTTGGGAATGCCATATATTTCTATACACCCATAACTTTCTTAAAAACTTTTTCATGCTCCTCGCGAGTCATATCGGGTTTGATTAAGGCTTCGTTCTCCGACTCGCCTGAACCTTTTGAAGCTCCGAGTTTGGCTTTCTCTTTCCGTTCATTATCCTTAAATTCTTTTTGATAAGAGAGGAATAGAGGGTCTTTAATAGCTTCCGTCAAAGGAATATCTTTGCCTTTCGCTATTATTTTTGCCTGCCCGATTTCTTCATCTGATAATCCGCGAGCAATCAATTTAAGTTCGTCTGAAAGTTGTGAGTTATTGTTAAGTTGAGATTGAGCTTGGTCTGATTTCAATTTCTTGAGTTCAGCTTCAGCCTTTTTCCTTGCAATGTTGATTTCGAGATTGGCTTTTCGCTGTTTCTCCAATTCAACTTTCAAGGCGTCAGTGTCCTCTTGAGTTCCTTCGACCTCTGTGCCCTCAACACTGTTTTCGTTGCTCTCGGTAGCTCCCTCAACCTCTGTGTTTGTGTCCACAGCGACATCATTGCCTTCTTTAGACATAGACATTTTGTCGGTTCATGCCTCGCGACTGGCTTAGATGGTTCATGCAGAGCCATTATGCGGTTTATAAGTTTTATACACTGCCTTTTAACGACATGCTGGGGTCGTGTTCAAATTACTTCATGCGACCTCCTGTCGCTTTGCTCCAATAACTCTGTTTCTTTTTTGTTTTTTTCTTTTTTGCCATTATTTTTTCTTTTTCTTTGGTAATTTGCGACCTTTACTTGCCCTATCCCATTCACTTACATTCACTCCCTGTGCCTCTAACTCTTTTCTGTGAGCGTGGAAGTAAGCGGCTTGAGCTTTTGACTGGTAAGGCATTTTAACGAGCTTCGTTTACTATTTCTTTCTCTTTGACCTTGGGAGAAAATAATACTTCTAAGTTGTCAAACGCTTTTACTATTATCTCGTTTGCATCCGCCACTGCATAAGGTTCTTCTCTTGCCATCAGTCGTTTCACCGCTTCGTCTTTTAAGAAATCTATCAAATATGCCTTGACATCATTCCTCATTGACTCATTTATATAAAAGTCTTTAAGAGAGTTCATAATAATGCCGCCGCCGCTTGAGTTGATAATCCTGTCTTACTTACTTTTATATTCAAAGCATTTTGTTTGGATTGCCCATTAGAACTCGCATAGATATTGGCGGCATCCTGTCCTGTTCTTCCCGTAGTTCCCGCTAAAACATTCAAGGCTTCTTGTTTTGAGAGTCCGATAGTTCCCGCCTTAGTATTCAAATAATCTTGAGTTATTTTTTGTAGAGTAGCCATTATGCTGTTTGTGGTTGTTTAGCTGTTAATGACATTGGACTTGGAACTGGTTTTGTATTACTTTGCATCATTTGATTCTGCTCCATTGTTTCCGCGTCTTTCTTGGCTTTCTCGTTTATAGCGCTGGTTATATTGATTGGACTGATTCCCGCGCCAGAAAGTTCTATAATCCTCGTAAGTAATTGTGAAGCCACAGGGTCTTGAGAGAGATTTGGATTGGAAGCGTAAGTGATTAAGATATTGTTTAAGCTTTCCAGTGTAGCCGCTTTATTCCTCTGTTCACCTGTGATATTTACAGTAACTTTAGCTTTGAGATTCTTGTAAAAATCTTTTGGTATCTGAATAAATCTTTGCGCTTTGGTCTGCTTGATAAATTCATCATAATTCTCTATCCAGCCGTCATATTGCTCTTGTGTTACCATCTTGCCTGCCAGTATTTCTTCTATGGCTCTACGATTAGCTTCTTTAGCGGTAAACTTGTTGTCTATTTCTTTGAGTTCTTCGGGTGAAAAATCATAAGCGAGGATATGTTCTTGATTCAATTTGGAAGACAGATACGGCATAACCCAATCTTCTATAATTTCAGTTATGAAAATGCCGAACTCTTGCTGTAAAGTCTTAAACACGCTGTTTGATTGCTGTAAAACAGTCGCTTGTAATCTAAATGGCGTGCCAGAGGGCGGTGTTTCACCTCTTTGCGCCGCGTAAGCTGATGTGGTTTTTTCCAGTTGGTCATACCATTGCGTGATAAGCAGTCCGTATTGATTAAGTCCGCCACTGGGCAAGAGATTTAGAGCTTCTATCGGCTTGCCATCCTCGTGTTCTAGGATAGTTCCATCATCTGTTTCGGTTAGTAAGTTTCTGCCTTTAAGTTTCTTGGAAGCGGATTGTCCGATAACTTTCGTGGTATATTCCATAGCCCTTACTTGTTTTAACACCGCATCGTTCGTCCATACCTGCGCTTCTTCGCCTTCTTCCATTACGCCTACGCCAAACGAACGTCCAGCTTTGGGTTTCCTTGCCAGATACTTATATACTTTTTCAGTGTCATCTTCGCAATAAAGCATTACGCATCCATCCACAAAGTTTTCATTCCCGCTTTCAGTTGGATTGCCTGCCACATAATAAAGCTGGTATGAGTATTCTTTTTCATCCTTGTCCTTGTATTTCTCCCCCATCGCATCCTTGTAAGTCGCTCTGCTAAATTCTCCCCTTATTTCAAAAATGGGTATTCTCTTGCTAGAACCTTTGCCTTTTAGTTTTTCCAAAACCAAATCCACATCCCTCCATTCTGTCATCTTTGATAGTTCATTGGCGGTCATCCAGTGAGTTTCCACAATAGCTCCTTTGATTATATTCACTTGGTCAGTGAGAGTATTTTTCCATTCTGGCAATTCTAGCGTAAGCTCTTTGTCCTTCATTACTTTCTTTACAAGTAAAGAACCATAACGGGTGTGCATATCCCGCATATCGTTTAGTGTCTTGGCAAAGTTAGTTTCTTTCATCCAAACATATATATCTTTGGAAAGAAGCCAGCTCTCTAAATAGTGATTAGCGTCATCGGAGGTTATTTGTATATCCTTTGTATCTATATCCTTAGCGGAATTTTCCACATCGCAGATTGCGTTCAGTATTTGGAAAAAAGGTTTCTCTCTGCCTAGTTCGTCTTTCTGTCCATTAAGATATTTTGAATTGTTATAAAATTCTGTCGTTCTAACCCGCTCTTTTTGAGAAAATTTAAGACCAGTAACTAAATCAATAGTTTTGTCGTAGTTACTGCGAATAGTTTCCAACTCCTGTTTTATGGATAGCAAAGTAATTGTTGTTACTTGCCCCAGTTCTCCTGCGGACGATTATAATAGTTAATGATACAATTTTTTTAATTGCAAGTCAAAGTGGATTTTCTGTTCACGCTTAATAATATAGTAATCAGGTTTTCCATTTGCGTCTTTTTGGATGGTAATAGTTTCAAAAGGTTTTGCCTCTCTTAAGAATAAAATTATTTCTTTTTCATTTTCTGTCAATTCCATTATCGCGAGCTTTTATTTTGATTGCGCTGTTTTGCCTCTTGACGTTCCAGTCTTTCTATTGGGTCTAAATCTTCAAATGGCAATCTGTCATTTTTGAAATAGACAGCTTTGATTATCGCAAATTCTTCTGGGTCGTATAATGTTGGTCTTTTATTTTCCATTATCGTGTTTGAGGCTGTAAGTTTTTCAATCTACTCATAAGTCTATCAGCTTTTTCAGCTTCCATATCTCCTGTTCCACTTTTAATTAAAGAAACTAAGCCGTAACGAGTCGCGTCCAAGCTATCACTCCAAGTGTGGTCTGGTTCATTTATTATTTTACCTAACTTGTCAGTTTCCCACAAATAGTTGCGATAACCTTTAATCAAATTCACACTTCGTTTAGTCATGGATATTCTTTGAGCTTGCACCAAAGCTATGCCATGAACAACGCTATCCTTTCCTTTCTCCGCACCCACGATAGATATTCCATAACTCGCTATCTCGTCAATACTTTTTGGTTCTGCCGAATCCGCTACCACTAAAGATGTATCGTGATTCTTTAGAATATCCGCTATCTGCTTATTGCTTAACCCTTTCTGAAAAGTTATCTCATCTAAAATATATCCGCCATTATAATAATAAATCGCTATGATTGCTGTTGGGTCATTACTATATCCAAAGTCTAGTCCATATCTTTCAAGTCTTGCTTCGTGTGGTATCTCATCAATGATTTGCCAATCTTTATAAATCTTTCCCTCTAAATCAGATAATTCACCTAAGCCATAAATACTCCACCATCCTTTGCGTTCCTTTCTCTGTTCAATAGAATCTATAATTTCTTTAGAAAGCCCTTCATTATCTTTATAAGTCAATATAATCTTTTCAGCATCTTCTCTTTTTTGTAGCATTTCAAACACCCAAAATTCTGATGTTGGATTATAGTCAAGAAAAATAAAATCCTTTGTTCTAACTTCTAATTCTTCAAACGCTTCAAATGGAACATTATTACATTCGTTGATAAATAATCTATTTCGTCTTGCTCCTCGCACTTTCTCTGGTTGGTCGACAGAAAAAAACTCTAACTTACTTCCAGTTTCAAATGTATAGGTTGAATTTGTTTTGTCCCATCTTGATTGCTTCCAATAATAATGCTCTTTCATTATCGTTTCAAAATCTCTTATTGCCCCTCTTCTTAAATGTGGGAAAGATTCTGAACAAACTGAAGTCAATGTGGGAATTTTATCAGATTGTGCTAAAGCAATTAAATACAAAATAATAGAAACTGTCTTGCTTGCAGAAGTCCCGCCTTGAACAACTCTAATCCTCTTCTGAAGATTCATTATCTTCTTTGTCGCTGTTGTCTTTTGGAACATTGCTCAAAATAGGTATTGGAGCGAAACTTTCTCCTTTGCTAGTAACATCAATAGCTGGATTACCTTCAGCCATCTTCCACATAGTAGCCCCCTCAATTTTATTTAAGATAAGCCACTTCTCCTTATCTTCATCTGTCATATTACGGAATTTATCAGCTACATATTCCTTTAGATTTTTTCCTTTTGGTCTACCATTTGGATTAGCGGTATTACCTGGAAGTAATTGTCCCTTTTCATTCCTTAATGGCTTGTTTTCAACTTGTTTATCTAGTATTTCTTCACTCATTACTATATTCTACCACTAGATGTTTCTTTATTCAATTTCTTTTTTTCTTGTTCAGTTAATTCTACTAATTGCTCGGGAGAAATCCACGCAGTACCCTTATATTTTTCCATATATTGATTGGCGATAACCATACGCTTCTGCCCATGAATCTCAATCCATTTAGTGCTGTGAACAGGCAAGTCTGGTTTGAATTCAGTATATTCATAACCTTGAAGCCAAGTAGTTTCTAGCATTATTGCCGTAGTCTTATCGTGGACTCTTGGAAGATTTGGTAATTCTTTGGTTACAAATTTTCCCATATAATGAAAATTACCTTTAGTCAAGACTACATTTCCTTCTATGGCGAATAATTTATCAAAGAGCGAGATGTCTTTTATTAAAGTTGTGTCCATTAAGTGAACAAACTCATCAAATGTTTCTTTTCCTCTTTCTATCACGGCAATTTCCCAGCCGTTCCAATCATTGACAATTAAATCGCACCAATGAGCAGAATGCCCACTTTCAATTAAAAAATCAGCAATTATTTTATTAGGATTATATCCTCCATTACTCACTACAAGTATATCATATTTTGTGTTTTTTATAGAATCCAAAAGAGGTTTCAGAAAAGCGGAAGTATATAAACTTGTGCCCACAACAATCCCCTTTTTCATCTGGTGAATTGGTAATCATTATTTTTAATATCGTAAAGTTGATGACACTTTACACATAGCCGAATCCAATCCTCTAAATTTCTTTTGTATTCGTGGTCTTTATTCGCCCAATGGATTTGATGACCTG